CGCCACCGGTCACGTTGCCAGTTAAATTACCGCTAAACCCAGAGCTGGCACTAACTGTTGTGAATGCACCGCTTGATGGCGTTGTACCGCCGATGGGCGTGTTGTTGATAGTGCCGCCAGTAATGACCGTCGTTGACCCTAAATTGGCCGTGCCTGTGATAGTCAAATTAGTAAACGTACCAGCTGCGGCCGTAGTTGCGCCAATCGTCGTGCTATTGATTGTCGAAGCCGTAATGGCCAAAGCCTGCAAAGCAGCCGAGGCGATTAAAGCCGTGCCCGCAGAATTGACCATTGCCACCTTGTAACCGTTGGCGGCCAAGGTCGGCAACAAATCAAAACCAAGGGTGACGTTCTCCAACTCGGCGCGCATTTGCGCAGACGCGCCGGGAGAGTTTGGCGTTGGGTAAGTAGTGTGCGTGTAATACGGGTTGCTCATCTGAGACCTCGGCGTGTTGTGTAGTGGACAATGATGTTGTTCACGGTGAAGGGCGCAAGCAAGTCGGAAGCCGATGAAATGCGAATCGACATATTTTCTGCAGTGCCGGTGACCTCGATTTCAGAAGGCGAGATGTCAGAACCGTCCCAAACAAAATTGTCCCAAAGCATTTCATCCCAATAGCTAGAACGCAAATCGTTTTGGTAAGAAGCGTCCTCGGGCTGGCTCAAGAACGTTGTGCGATAGCCCAAGTCATAACCGAATTGAATTTCGGCGTAGGAATCCCCTGTCAATTCTACGCTTGCTTTGCGGAAACGTTTCAAAATTCTTGGAGATTTTATGGAGTTGTAAACCAAGTTCATGTTGGCCGGGATTACATCGCCATCAAAGCTAGTCCCCAAATCCATTTGATAAACAAAACCGTTGTTTGATCCAAAAAACTGAACCGTGCCGCCAGTAGGCGCTTCGCTGTCAACGCAGCAATTAACTAGATTTGCAAACTGCACAGGCATGCTGCCCAAAAGCTTGCCGTTTAGAACGGTCATGTAAAGGGCCGAACCATCCGAAAAGAAAATTCGATACTGGCCCTTGTCTCGGTTGACCGTACTGCCAATAGCCAGCCCACGGTGTTGCTCAATGAATTTAGGGATGTTCATGGTCAACGCCGCTGGCACAAAGTTACCGAAGTTCAAAGACGTTCCTAAGCTCATGATGCCGCGATCATCAAGCACATAGGCTTGGTCCATGTTCTGTGCGGTGTAAGGGAATGCTCCGGTGCCGGAGTTAAATGTCGATAAGCTAAAGTTGGCTGAACTTGTGCCGTACAGCACCGAGGTATCGCTGCGGGTATAAACGCCTAAAGCGCCACTTGATTGGTCGCCCGGCAACACCAACAAATTGGTAACTTCCGCGTTCATCGCAATTTCGCCAGCACCTAGCAACGGCGTCCACTGGTAGGGGTAGCCAAGAGCTGAGAATTGCACAGAAGCGCCAAAGCTCAAGAACAGGTGTTGTTTGTGAAAGCAAATGTGTAAAGGCGTGTCAACAGCCATGCCGGTTCTGATTGGCACGTAAGTTGTACCATCAAACTCAAAAGCCTTGTTTGTACCACTTGCCCCGTACAGTTTATAGTTTGCTGTGCCCCCGCCAAAATTTGCAACGGTAGTTTCGTATCGACCGCCAACCGCCAAAGTAATTTGTACGGGCGCGGTCAAAACGTGCGCATAAGTAGTAGCACCTATACGCAGATTCTCGCCAACCGTAAACGTTCCGGTAACGCTGGATAATATCAATTGCCCAGTTGCGTCGTTTGAGGCATAGGTGCCGTCTTCAAGAACCGTACGGGCAACCACGCCCGTGGCCCCGCTGCTTTGACCGGTTAAGGTAACGCCGTCTGGTATTAACACCGTGCCGTTGTTAAATGACATTGTTTTGCCAAGCGTAATAGCAGCCCAACCTGAAGAGGTGGATTTGTACATCACCGCAGCTGTCCCGCCTGAATTGTTACGCCACGCGTAGCAAACACCGTTGTAGTACGCTACCCCAAGAATTGACCCGGAGCCGGGGACCGCTAAAATGCTGGCGCGATATTCATCAGCCGCTAGGTTTTTGTAAGTTGCGTCGGTTAGTCCGTCAGCCGAAACACCTTGCACAAGGTCAATGACCCCTACGTTTACAGCGCTTACGCTAATAGCTTCCGTCGCTACAAAGGTTCCGGTCTCTCGCGTGATGACAACATCAACGCCTGATCGAGCTATGACTTTACCCGTAGCGGACGAAGCCAAACCAACAACGGTGGCACCCACCGCAACCGTGCCAGTTAAAGTGCAAACCAAAATGTTATAGACCGCAGAAGAAGGGCTTGGTTGCCCGTCAAAGCGCTCATAACCTGCAATACGGGTATACCCGCCCGTAATTGAACATTCAAAGTTAGCCGCCCTTCTGGCCACGCCGGGCGGCAATGACAAAGTCGGAGTGACTTGATCAAGGCCGCCGTTAAGGCGGATCAAATCGTATTGAACGCGGGGCGTGGTTAACGGCATCTAAACACCTTACGCTAGCGGCGGACCGCTGACAACGGTAGGCAGCTGGTCAATATCTAATCGATTCATTAAGCGCTTGAATTCAAACTCACCGCGCTGATAAACCTCTGGCGCCGACTCGTAGCCACCATAAAACATCATGGCTCTGTAGACAATCATCATTTGGAAACGGTCAGGAAACACGCTAGGCGGTGCGTCAGTGGCCGCAACAAACTCTGTCGGCTGAACATAGTACTCGCCCACAATGACGTAGGGTTGATCGGGTATCGAGCCAAAGCCTAAATTTTTATCTGGGTCAATCGTGACGACCACTGGGCGCGCATACGTCGTGCGCATATTCCCGTACATGTACAGGTTGCGGAACGTCGTGTAGTCCATGTAGTTCATCAGCTGCTCGTCAGCGTAGTTTTGTCCTACAGACGAAGCGCGCCAACTGTCGCGTTTCCAATTTCCAAAAGTGGTCCCCACACCGGCTTCGGTGGGGGTATAGATTTGTTGTTGTGTGACCGTGTTAAATTGCACTGGATTACGCATCCACTGCCAGTCTTCTTTGGCCGTTTGCACATCGACCCAAGCACTATTGATCCAGCTTGCCATCCGGTAGGATTCGCCGGTCAAACCAGTAACGGTGATCAGCGGCGTGCTGGCGCCGGAGACGCCGCACTCCACGCGCAGCCGGTTGATAAGCTGGAGATAGTTCACTAGGTCACCCCGTGTTTAAGCGGGTTCAGCCAAAACGTTTTGAAGCCATGCACGTCCGCGAGGATTGTCGTCGTGCATTAACTCAAAAGGATATGCCAAACCATGGCGCGCGATCATGTCAATTTGATCAGGCGCTGCTGGGTTGCGAGTTACTTGGCTGTATTTTGTTTCCTTCATACGTGCCAAGATCTCGACATACTTGCGACGAACGCGCATTGGCACGCCGCGCATGATTGGTTGATTGGTTCCGTTGCAGTTAAGAATCACATGAGGAGATTGGTTTTCGTCAGTGCTAGCGTGCACCATGACTTCAACCATCTCATTCATGAATGCTTCGCTTGCTGCAAGCTCGCGAAAATCTACAACTTGGGAAACCGGATCAACTGTTGGTGTGTCGTCAATGATTTCAATTCCTGCGACTACTTCTTTTTTTGCCATCTTCATTCTCCGTTAGGTTTAAAAAATCGGTCTGCCAAAAAGCAGGCTGCCCGAAGGCAACCTGCAAAACCCTCTGTTAAGAGAGGATGGCAACTTACTGGGCTGAACCGGGCATGTCCATGCAATCGCTGAACACGTCGGTAATACCGGCGGCGCCGAGGTCGGTCGAGCCGGGAGTGAACGTAGCAGAAGAGCTGGTAGTCACTTTGATCAAACCGACCAAAGTTGTACCGGCTGTAACCTGACCGGGCACTGGGCATGGATCGCCAGCAGCAACGATAGGGCCTTGTGTGGTTGACACGGCGCCAGCACCTGTGATCCACACCGCAAACAAACACGCTTGAGAATTACCCAATGCTGTACCAGCAGTAAATGTCAAGTTGTCGGTAGCCGCATAAGATTTAAAAACGCCATTGCTTGTGAAAGTCAATGTGTTTGTAGTCTTAAAGGTGTTGGCGTTTGTGCCTTCGGCTAGGCCGGCAGCGGTCAGCGAGAGATAGCCACTATTGGCTTGTTCGATGTTGTATGACATGATTTATTCCTTTAGGAAAA